GTTGGTTAAGTCAATACCTATACTTGTGGGTGCCAGCACTTCCGTGATTGAGAATGATGTACCGTTAGGTATCAAATACTTGCTAAAGTAACGTATGAGAGCCAGATCCGTATTCGTTGTACCTTCAGAAGACAGCTCTAAAGTAACGACTCTGTCAGACGGAATCACCACTTTAATATGCTGTGGGGTTCCTCCCATTAATATCGAACAAGCAAAGTAAATGTTATTCAGGTTCATTGAATTCTTTGTGATCAAGAAAGCTTTAGCAAGTAATAATCTTCGGTACACTATGTCTGATATTGCAGTGTTATTAGAAGACCCTTGACCCTCACTCCTGAATACACCTCCATCAGTTGGTATATCTTGGTCAGCTAGGTTCTGTGCGTTGGCTATGTTTAGTCCAGTATCTAAGTCACTAAAACCAAAGAACCCTATTGGCAGATCTACTCCTCTCTCCTCCCCAAGTATGATACCAATTATATCCAACTGTCTACCTTCCGCATACTCAATAAACCTTCCTAAGTATACCTTCTCTGTTTCAGCCATGAGTAAGTCCACCTCATCCACAAAAGCTTGAAAGTACTCTCTTAGTATTGGACTGTTCTGGTACTGGGTTATAAGAAGTTTATCAGTTAGCTCACTTGCCTTCTTATAGTTTACGTGTGGTATTGGATTTTGTTCAGGGAACATTACTACACCCCATCTACAGTAAGGGTTATGTTTCCTTCTACAATGCTGGCAAACTCTTCATCAGACAGTGTTATGTTTGAAGGGCTTGGAGACCCATCACTAACTCTACCAATAGTTAAGCTGTTTACCTGGGCTTTTGCATAAGGGGTAATATAACTAAACAACCGTGACCAAATTACATCTTCACCACTAATAAGATTGTTTATATGATCTACTAATGCATCTACTATGACAGCACCAACACCAGCTACGTTATCACTCAGGTAAGTTACATCTACAACTATCTCAATAGGTACAGCAGTTGCAACACTAAAGTTAACTGTCTGATCTACCCCTTGAGCATCCTTTACAACCACAGTCTGTCCAGAAGTAGGGTGCAGGTATGTAGGACAACCTACTGAGTTTGTCTCAAAGATCACTTTAGCTACATCTTCTACAGCCACATCACCTAGCTCACCAACAGTTACGTGTACTGTATTGGCTGGTGTACCGTCCGGTAAGGCATCTATCGGGTGTGTGTTGTTTAGAACCCGGGCTTGTCCGAGACCTAACTCAACTAAACGCGCTTGCATGGTATCTACAGAGGAAGTGTAGTTACGCATTACTGTACGTTGCCTTGTGTTTCTATACTCTTGCTCTGTCTGTGCTGACGATCCTAAAGTACCTTCTCCAAGATTACTCACTGAGGCCCATCCTGAGATAGGAGATTGGATAGTGTTAAGAGTACCTGCATCAACACTTACAGGGCCAGGAAGTACTGCCACCACCTGTAGGTTGCTAGGTATGGCAGTCTCAAAGGCAGTATAAAACTCGTCACCATTTTCGGAAACTACAATAGTTCCTCTTGGTATAATTGTACCAGATACTCCTGCAACTTCGCAGGTAGCAAATGATCGCCTGGCAGCTCCGTAAGGTAGGCCAGTAAGCAAGCCTATGTTTCTAAGACCTGCACCAGAAGCTACTTGTGGATTATAACTGTTGTAGACAAGGTCTAGCTGGTTCCAGTTTTGTGCAAGTTCAAAAGCCATGGTTCCAATAAATTGCCCATCTGGACTCTCTGGTGAGAAGTCAAAGCCTGGGTTGATCGTTTCTATCTTACCTTCTATACGGGCTTTAATGTTTGAATAGGTATCAGGTGTGAAACCTTCTCTTGTTAATCCAGCCATTACTGAACTCCCCAAGGTACAGTTACGTCTATGACTCCGTACTTAGTCTGAGCTTTAAACTGCAGAGTCAATACACGCTTACTGTATGTTGATGACATGCCAAGCAATGATAACACACCCTGGGTTTGTAGGATGATTACACGTGCTCGGCGCTCTAGGTCGGAGGCTCTAAAGTTTCTCTCGAAATCTTCTAGGCTGAGCCAGCCGACAGTTTGATCTGGTATCCATTCGCCCAACCAAGTACGAAGCTTGGATTGGACTTGTTGGACTACGAAGCGGCCATCCGTGACACGCTCTAAACCACCACCTTCTTTTTTGATAAGATCGCCTGTGATTTTATCTAATGCTAAATAGGCCATAATTAATCCTGTTCGTTATAGATCCACCAATGAAACCCATCTAATCTTAGAAAGATACGTTTAGCGCAGGGGCCGCTGGTGGTGCAGGAAAAACATTAATACAAATCTCTGGAGACTTTGGCCCTTCTTGACCCCAACTATCTGTGGTGCTGATAGAGTAACATGGGCTACCATAGCCGTTAAAGTAGTAAGTAGCTTCTTCGTTTGTGCCACCAATACTTAATATCTCATACACTTCGCCATTATAGGTTTCGTATATGGTGTATGAGCCAATCTCACTTGGGAATAGCGTTGTACCATTAGTTCGTTCTGTGGGCTTTTCCCAGTTAAAGTTTATATCTTGTGCATTAGCTGTCATGCTAAACATAAGGAGTAGCAGTAATTTCTTCATAATAAATCCTTAGAATCCTCCAGTGTTTCCACCTTCAGGGTTTGTGTGTGTATGTCCATTTAATGACTTGCCACCAGATATAACATTAGTAGCTGTAACTACATCTGTTGACTCGATTGGGCCACTTATAACAGCACCAGATGCAGGAGCAGGAGAGCCACCAGCACCAATAGCACCACCTACTAGCAGTATTCCAGATACAGTAGTAACAGGAGCGGTGAGGTTTATCCCAGCAGGTGCAATCACACTAGCAGCAGCCGTAGCAGTTACGGTTGAGTTTGTGCAAGATGTGGTTGAGTCACCTGTAACATTTGCTGTCATATTACCACTAATGTTAGCTGTGAAATCACCTCCCACATCGATATCCATGTTGGTATCTGTGTGCATAGTTATATGACCAGAAGGCGCCAGGTCTATTGTAGTTGTGCCTGTCTTTATGTGTACGTGTCCATCTTCTTTAAGTGCAACACGTTGTTCACGATCCACGTTTCGGAACTCTGCATCTGTAGGATGGTAGCCAGCTATCTTTGTAGGTATATTATTCCAACCCACTTGTGCAAAACCATCATCTAAAGAGAATCGTCTTGCAGTCCACGGTTGCGGCTGGCCATCGTCACGTATACCTGCTGCATCCTCGTTATCAAATAACCAGTGGTCGTAACCAAACTGGCTAAAGTTAATAAGGCATGGGTCGTCAGTTTTGATAGGGAACGTCAGGTGCCAGAAGCCTCCACCCGGGGTGAACACTGGCACATCATACAGAAGCTCACGTACCACTTGCTGGTCAGTTTCTTCTACGGTAGAGAATGTACGATCATTGGAGATCTTGACTGTAGCAGTCTGTGTCTCTGGGAAGTACTCTACAATACGCCCCGGCATGATGATGCTGTAATCTTCAGTGTTCATAAGGTTCCTAAAATGGTAAAGGTATGAGGTCAGTAGCTATGTCCATAGGTTCGTCACCAGTACAAGCGCACTGTATTTGTGTAAGGGTGATAAGTTCTGGTTCTGGTTCAGTAAGTCCTAAACCATCAGAAGCACCAGTCATAATATCATCTGTAGTAGGTAGGCTCTCACCCGGGCGGTAAGGTACATCTTCATTGCCGCCACCTGTGATAGTCCTAACTACACAACCTACACCTGCCTTAAGCATAGATGAGCCTATATCAGATCCTTTAGTGATGTCATAAAACACGCCGTATAGGGATTGCTTTAACTTGCCCATAGCAGTATCTATTTCATCTTCAAGTGCTTCAACCAGAATATCTGTACCCTCTTCAACAAGACAGTCAGCAACCTGGGATATGCCACCTATCAAGCCATCGCCTACTTTCTGGCAAGGGTTATTCTTAGGGTCGACCTTCTCATTGCTAGATACTTGGACAGCACTTTCTGATACGTGGATCTCATACATTGGGTCACCACTTACTGGATCTCTGCCAATATATATGTAGGTAGTTTTCACAGCTTGCCCTGCTGTATCTACTCCGTCAATAACGAAGTCTTCACCTATCCGGTGTGTGGCAACAGATACTTCATCGCACAAGCCTACTTGGTAACCGAGTGCTTTCATCTCGTTTACCTGTGCTTCACGCTCTGGCCCAACTACTACTTCAAAAGTAAGAGGGGTGGGCGCGGCAGTGTTCTGAGCATCTATCTTGATTATCTCTTCACCAGTGATGGTAAACTTCATAGAGTCGACCATACCTTGAGTCTGCTTAGTCTTGAACTTCGTAAACACTACAGGCTCGTAGATGTCAAGGTTAGTTACTACTTGGCACTCAGTACCGCTATTCACCAATGCCTCTAGGGCTGCGAATACCTCTCTTTGAGAATCTGCACCGTACTCGGTATCACCAGAGGACTGAGTAGTTATACCTGTACCCACTACGATGCCACCATCTAGTCCGGTGACTTCTCCACTGGTTGTAATCAAGTTTGCCAATCTAAGGTTAGATATTACTGCTTCTATAGTAACTACCCGGTTTTGTCTTATAGAGTGATTAGATACATGGTACCCGGTTTGCACTGGATACTTAGTGATCTGTGCAGAAGCTTGGTGATCTTCCACCGTAACTGCATGGAAATCTATCACTTGTTTTTCTCTGCCTTCTGGGGCATAGATTATATGAGCAGGAGTTACTTTAGCCATATTGTCTCCTAAGTGGTTGATGTACTAGCCCAAGCTACAGTAGGCATTAGCGTACCTTCGCTTGGTGATAGTGCGGTTACAGTTGTAGACCATTCAGCAGTATAGTTACTGCCTTTATGCTGTACAGCGAACGCTTGGTACTTGCTGTAGGAGCTAAAGTTACTCAGGTAGTTATCGATCAATTCCAGATCTTCATCAGGTGCATCAACACCTACCGTAAGTAGTTGGCTCAAGTCTAGTACAGTTGAGGGTAAAATGTGTGGGTCTAGGTTGCTAACTATTTGCGCGGTACCTATTCCTATCTTAGGGTTTGAGCGCATAGCTGCAGTTTGCAATTCTACATCAGGTGTTTTAGAGTCAAGTGTAGTCCTCTTTACATTACTCAGACTGGGCTTATACATAAGTACAATACCTCCCTCATCTGTGTAAGTGTTGAAACCATACTCTTTCTCTAATCGCCTAAAGCATTGTTGGACACTGCCTTGAAGTGTGCGGGTCTTGCGCTTGCCTTCATTTTCAATAGATCCACTAGGGAAAGATTTAAAGTCAACTGGGCCACTGTGCTCAGCATTCTTCAGCATTTGCCTAACCATACGCTCTAGGGATGGTTTCTCTATAGTGAGGTTTACCTGTTTCTCCAATACCCGATTACGAATACTACTGAAGCAGTACAGGGTCGTAATGCGGTCTGGCAGCTTAAGTTCATCTACAGCATTGTTCAGCAAGAAGCGGTTCATCAATGTATACTCTTGACCATCGTGCAATCTTGTCTTAATAGTAATGTACCTATCACCAGACATTAAGCTAGTGATAGTACTATTGTTTAGGTTGTAGATAGTCACCTTACCTTTACTAAAACCAGGTATGTTACGTATATCAAAATCTACCCTTAAGCCAGAGGTGGCAAACTCTAGGTTACCACCCCTGTAACTGTCATGAACTTCTAAGGTCACGTGTTGTTTAAGTGCCATGTCCTGTCTCCATGTCTAGGTAGTCTTCTCCATTGACATTAGTTTCAGTCTTGATCATGTTCGGATCGACTGTTACTTGTACATCGATATTGTTAGTTGTGTCTACGTGTACAGGGTTACTCAATTGTGGAGAGCCTTGTATCTTGTTGTCGGGTACAGCGTTGTCACCATCGCTTGAGAAGTATTCCCACAACTCGTTACCAACACCTGCAGCAGCTCCAACGGCGCCACCAACAACTGTACCAATACCGGGTACAAACGATCCTATAGTAGCACCCATGGCAGTGAACTCTGCAATATCAATAGCCGAATCAGCAAAGCCACCATCGTCTTCTACACCAGCACCCATGCGTACAGCGGTAGGAACCAGTGCTGCAAGACCTCCACCTTTTGCGTTGGCCATAGCTTTCTTAGCTAGGTTGGTTGCCCCACCTTTAATACCTGCGGCAGCAGCTTTACCCTTAAGCAAGGCAGCGGTTGCAGCAGCAGAGGCAACACCAGTAGTAGCGTCACCAGCTAAGTTCATTAAGCTGGAAGCAGGGCCAACAGTTTTCAATGCGAGGTCAGTTGTGGCAGTAGTTACTCCACCTCCTTTTCCAGATAGCGCAACTGCTTCTTCTGCAACAGTTTGTGCAAGTTGCTCTGTACCCTTCAAGCCCTCGTAGAAATCGCGTAGACCTTCTTCACTAATAGTGCCAGCTTGTCCAACTTGACTACCAGTGGCCCGAGAAGCAGCCATCTGATTTACACCGAACACATTTGCAATCTGTGATTTTAGCTCTGCATCATCAGTACGATTTACACGGTTCTGCACCATCTCAAGATACTGTTGAGAACTCATGGCTTCCATTGATTGCATGCTTGGCATAGGGCCAGCTATTTTACTCAAGCCAGAGCCTTCCCATTGCGTAAGCATTCCTGTGTACGCACCAGCCACCTGAGTAACATCATTGAACTGACGTTGAACTTGGCCAGCTTGGGCTATAGCACTACGAGCACCTTGCAATGTTAGACCACCTTCTTCTACTAACGCAAACTCAATACCACGAGCTTGATCAGCAGACATGCCAGCTTCAGCAGCAGCACGAACTGTGTCCATACCAGAAGCATTAGCACCAGTAGCTAAGCCAACTAACGAGGATGCTACATTCTTGACAGACTTGCCAAACTCTTTTGAAGCCTTAGCAGCTTCTCGGTCAGCTTTAGCTTTCTCATTAGCAGCTTTGGCAGACTCATTATCAGCTTTGGAAGCGGCTTCAGCATCTTCGTTAAACTTGTTCATGTCTCCTACTGAAGAGAAGCCGCCCTCGATAGCTTTCTTGCGCTCCCTCTGATCAGCAGCATGCATCATCTGCCCAAGTACAGACCCTTCAGCGTCCGTACCTCCACCAGCCATTTGTGCATCGATGGCATCGCGGTACGACATGGTTTGTCCATCTGTGCTAGTCTTAGGTGTAAAAGACTCTGCTGGCCCTGCATTGCCAGTAGGTAAACCAGCTTCTTCTTTCATCAGCATGGCCTTAACCTCCTTCGCGGATTTGCCTTGTGATTTTGCGACTGCGGTAGATACCAAGTCTCTTATTTGTTTCTGCTTGGCCGGGTCAGCTTTAACTACCCGGTGCCGTGTATCACCCAGGTTGTCACGGTTAACTGCATAGAAGTGAGTCTGATCAACTTCCTCGACCATCATCTGCATTTGCATCTGCCAGTCGTACTTCTCAGTTTCATCTATGGTAGAGTTGCCTAGGAACTTAATCTCAAGCAAGCTATCTACATCGCCCTCTTCTGTTATCAACCTGCCATCAGGAGATGCACCAAAGCCCGGGTACTTGGGGTTCTCAACAAGACCTACTTCTTCGTGGTACAAGCCCTTGCCGTGAGTTTCCATAAACTTTCTTATAGCTTTTGCTTCACCTTCCTGCCCTTCAGCGGTGTAGTAATTACCAGTAAACTCCTTTTCACCGCTTGCAGACTTCAGACCTTTTAGAGCCAGACTAGCAGCAAGTTCATCAGACTTTATAAGCCTTTTACCTTTGAGCAGTTGTGAAGCAGTTATGTCCAACTCTTTACGGCGCCTGTACCATTCAGGTGTGCGCTGCTCAATACCCGGGTCACGTTCAGCAGCCATCAACTCTCTAAACTCTGCCCAGTCTTCTTCTGTATCTGTAAGTGTTCCTTCTATACTTTGCTCTACGTATACGTCAACCTCGGACATGTCTTTTTCGCCATACTGACCTCCACGGTTTGAGCCGCTAAGCGTACCCATGTCTGATACTTTTCGATCTGACAAGGTTGCAAACTCGGTAGATAAGTCTTGTGTACGATCTAGGCCAAGTATGGCAGCTTCATTGCGTAGGTTCTGTATGTCAGCCTGTTCATCTACTGGCCTATCTTTACCAGTGTTCCGTATTTGTCGTTTAGATTCGTCACGGTTGGTAGGCATCTGTTCACGAAGTACCCTACGTGCCTCTAGGAATCTGGCATTATCTCTTTCGTAAGCATAGCTACGCATGCGCTTAGTAGTCTCATGATCCATAGGGTCTTGAGCTTGCAGATCAGAGTATAAGGTATTCTTCGGTGAAGGTCTACTTGACCAGTACTGCATGCTGGTTTCTTCTACGATGCTACCTTCTCTATCTACCCAGCCTTGGCTCTGTGCATAGATGTCAAAGTCTACACGCGAAAGGTGTGGTGTACCTGTCATAGATCCTTGAGTACGTCCGCCTTTACTGTTAAAGTCCTTACCGTATGGCCTTGTCATTCTAAGGCCACGAATACTAGACTTATCTTCGGTGCGCAGCTCACCCGGCAGTGGAAGTGCTGAGACAGCATTATCCCCATATACACCGTTAAGAGCCATGTTCATCAATGCATCATGCACATGTCCCTGTCTCGCTGCACGTGGTAAGCCACCTGCGTCTTTCATCGTGTCAGAGATGTAGAGGTTAGATAAGTCTCTAATCGTTGCTATGGCCTCCATAAGCTCTATGTCGGCTACGGCTTGCTTATCCTTATCAGGGTGGTTACCCGGCAGAGACATTCCCGGCCCTGCATCTAAGAAGTTGCCAGCAGATTCGCCAAGCATACTCAGTGCAGCACCCGAAGCTTTCTTACTGCTTGCAGGTAAGTTACCAGTAATGCTACCACCAGTGGCGGCGGGTTGAAGCTTCTCCGGTCTACGCTCTACTTTACGGTTACCACTGTAGTCAGTAGTCTCCACAAGACCAGCAGACACATAGTTCTCGGGATTGATAGTTGTGATAGATCCTGGCAACGTGTCAGCGTGTACGGTACCTAACAGTTCAGCCCACCTTCTTGGGTCACCCTCTATCTCTGAAGCAAACTCTTCACGCAAAACAGCAGCATCGATAGTACTTAACCCGAGGTTAGTCTGTCCCAATAGGAACCTTTGTGTGGCGTGTATGGTTTCAGGCGCACTCTTTCTTCCTCGACCGAGCAGAAGAGTCTCTGCGGTCGCTTGCCCATAAAGCTCACTCTCACTAACAGAATCCTGTTCTGCTGCAAGGTTAGCTTCAAATGACTCTTGAGCTGCATCTCTGTAGTCAAAAGTACTGTTGGCATTTCTGCCAGTGTAGTCGCCTGTAGTTGGGCGATTATCTATGTGTCCAAAATCATG